GTGAGGTGTATCCAGAGGATGAAGAATATACTGGAGGCATACCAAATGAAATATGGGCCAATGAAAATGCGAACTGCCCACATTTTCAGGCAATACAGGAAAAGTAAACAAAAGACACTAAATTATTTTAATGGAAAAGCTGCCAAAAGGCAGTTTTTTTGTGTAGAAAGGGAATAATAGGTTGAAATAATTTTTAGAATTGATTCAGAAATCTGTTAAGAATCCGCCTAAGAGCTCGGAAGATATATTAAAAGGGCGATATAAGATAATGAAATCAGATGATGAGAAAATGCTTGCTTTTGGATGGGCAAGCGTTTCCATGCGGGTGGATGGAGAACTGATAGAAGACTGGCAGAATGATATTGTGGAGCCAGAGGAATTGGAGAAAGCTGCTTATGATTATGTCCTTCTTTACCGTGAAGGTGGAGAAATGCATGAGAGAGGCGGAGCTGCTATTTTGATTGAAAGTGTCGTATTTACAGAGGAAAAAATGCGGGTGATGGGGATTCCAGCAGGTACTCTTCCTGTTGGCTGGTGGATTGGATTCAAAGTTACTGATAAAGAGGTGTGGGAAAAGGTGAAAGATGGAACATATAACATGCTAAGCATTGAAGGGGAGGCAGAGAGAGTAGAAATAGAGGATATTGTATCATAAATAGAGATAATGCAGATGGCATCCAAATAGGGTGCCTTTTGCTTTATTAATGGATAGGAAGGAGATAGGAATGTGGCAGCAAAGCTGAAGAATCTTATAGTCAGAAAAGTTGATTTTGTAGAGGAAGGAGCGAATCCAGACGCTCATATCAGAATGTAAAACGAAAAAATAGAGAGGGAAAGACAAAAGAAGTGGAGAATTTTAGAGGTGTAAAGATACTGAAAAAGTTATTTGGCTTTATAGGCAAGGCTGCTGGTATTGATCAGAGTGAAATAGATAATGCTGTAGATGAAATTCAAAAAGGTAGTTCCGTAAGTTTTCATGAAAAAATCAATGAGTTTAATAACCGAAAGATTGCAGATGAGATGTGGGATGTTTGTTATGCACTGCAATCTTCTCTTTATTCTATATTGAATGATGAAGAGATGGATAGTTCCAGTGTTGCGGAAGCAATGCAGGAGAGTCTGGATGAATTTTATGCAGTGGTAAAGGAATCCATTTCAAAATGGTCCAATGGCAACGCGGCCAGCATTATGAGAAAGGAGGAAGAGGCATCAAAGGCAGAGATAGAAATAATGAAAGCAGCAGTGGAACGTTTGAATCAATCGATTGAAAAGGCTGACAATAGTGCTGGGGAAGATGAATTAGACAAGAAGGAAAATCAGGAAGGAGACAAAGAGACAATGGGAATGAAGATTGACAAGAGCAAATTGACAGAGGCAGAAAAGGCTTTTCTGGAGAGCATTGAAAAGCGTTATAGTACAGAGGATGGAGCTGCTCAGGATAAGAGAGGCACAATGGCAGCAGGGGCTTCCACAGGACAAACACCACCTCCTGCATCGGAGGAACCAACCGTAATAAAATCTATAGCACAGCCTGCTGCCGAGACGACACCAACGACGCATACAGAAGAGACAGATAGTATCTATAAAGGTCTGCATCCGGCTGTAAGAGCAGAGTTAGAGGGATTAAAGAAATTCAGGGAGGATGCAGAGGAAAGAGAACTTACCGAGGTTGCGAAGAAATATGGAATCATTGGCAAGAAGGAGGAGGAACTGCTGCCTTTGTTTAAGAGTTTAAAGGCAGCAGGCGGTACGGCTTACAACGATATGATCGCTGTGCTGGATCAGGCGGTCGCAGCAGTGGAGAAGTCAGGTGCATTTTCTGAAATTGGAAAATCTGGTCATGGAAGTATGGATGGAAGTGCGTGGGCTGAGGCAGATGCAAAGGCAACAGAACTGATGAAATCCAAGGCAGGGTTATCTAAAGCACAGGCTCTGGATGAAGTATTTTTGGCAAATCCTGAGCTGGCTGAAAAATGTGAGAAGGAGGCATAAGGAATATGGCAACTTATTTTGGAACGAATATCAATGAGAGTCCAACCATTGTATTGCCAGCCGGAGAAAAGCTGGAATATGCAAGGGGGATTGCTCTTGCTATCAAAGAGGGTGCCGTGGTGAAGCCGGAAGCAGGCGCTCACATCATTGGTATTTCTCTTATTGAGACAGATGAAACAGTAGAGAAGGGGATGGATGTGGACCTTCAGATTAAGGACATTGGCAAGTGGGTAGCAGGAGAAGCGGTTTCTGTGGGTACAGAACTGGCAGCAGATGAAGAGGGCAGGGCAGTGGCGGCAAAAGCTGGTGATTTTATTGTTGGCGTAGCGCTAAGCAGCGCATCCGATGCAGGCATATGGGTTAAGGTTCAGATTATCAAAGCAGGATATAAGCCTGCGACAGCAAGTGCATAAGCATAAGGAGGTAGAAGAGAAATGAGTACAGGAAGAGAAATTGGTAGTGCTGCTGAATTGCAGGCACGTATTGCAAAAGGATGGAAGCCCAATCGTTATCTTACCAATATGAGTATGGCGTTTTTTGCTAATACAAGTGATTATGTGGCAACCAGCATTTTTCCTATCTGCCCAGTGGATTTTTCTACTGGGTATTATTATATCTATAACAAGGGAGATTTGGCGAGGGATCATGTAAAGAGAAAGCCAAAGTTTGGCAAGGTTTCACCTGCTCAGATGGGCCATACCGATGCAACCTATTATTGTATGGTTGACCAGATTATTGTAGGGATTAATCAGATTGGTGCACAGAATTATCAGCGTGCAAATGTGCCGCCTTCCATTGACCCCAAAAGAGCGAAGAACCGTTTTGTTACAGATCAGCAGTTGCTTCATTTGGATATTCTCTTTGCCAATAGTTTTTTCAAAGCGGGTGTGTGGGAGAATGAATATGAGGGTATTGTGTCCGGGAGCGGGGTAACTCCAAGTGGAAATCAATTTATAAAGTTTTCGGATGCGAATTCCGATCCCATCAAGTTCTTTGATGCCCGCAAAAGACAGATAAGGCTGGATGGAAGAAGGATGCCAAATAAGCTGACATTGGGTTATGATGCCTTCCTTGCGTTAAAAGAACATCCTGACTTGTTGGAGCGTGTAAAGTATACTGGCAGTACAGCAAATCCTGCGCAGGTAAATGAGAGGGTATTAGCGGAGCTGTTTGGAGTGGATGAAGTAAAGGTATTATACGCAACTTACAATGCAGCAGAGGAAGGGCAGAAGGATGAGATGCGTTTTATCTGTGAGCCGGATGGAGCGCTGCTCTCCTACACGACACCAAGCCCAAGGATTGATGAGCCTTCCGCAGGGTATATCTTTACTTGGGATATGTTAGGAGATGGGAACTATATGGCGACAGATGTCTTTGAAGGAGAAGGCGGTACCCATGCAGAGTTTATGGAGGGATTGCTTTCTACGGACATGAGAAAGACGTGTGATGATTTGGCTTGTTATATGAAGCATTGTATATAGGAGGAGCAGATGCAATATGTATGCATAAAACAGCTTACGGCAGGAAAAAAGACCTATTATCCGGGAGACATAATTCCTGAACATGTGATTTTACCAGAAAGAAGCAGAAAGCTGATAAGAAATGGATATCTTTCCGAATGTAACAACGATGCCATACAGACACCTATTGCTGAATCCGTCCATCCATCGGCAGCAGAGAACCCTATACCAATGTTTCCTATCAAAGTATATGGAGAAGGAGGCAAAGAAATAGAGCTTCTTCTATCTTTGGATGAAGTACAACAGGTATTTTCTATTTTGCAGATGAGTGCAGAGGAAGGAGTCAAACAGATCACTAAGGTAAAAAGTGAAAATGTATTAGTTCTTCTACATGCATCAGACAATCGCAGAACAATCAAAAATGCAGCAAAGGAGCAGGCAGAAAAAGTATTCTCCACCAAAGGAGAGCCAAATGAATCCACAGGCAATGAAACCATAGATACTAATACAGAGGGAGCGGATACCTGATGGCAAAGGGGACCTATACATATGATCCGAAAAACATAGGTGATTTTGGTAAAGACCGCATGAGATTTGAGCTTGGCGATACAATGGTAGAAGGTCAGTCTGATACCACAGCCTTGACGGACGAAGAAATACAGGCAGCCGTTTACAGCTATCCAAAAGCATGGAAAAGGGCGAAACTTATGTTATTAGAAAGTCTCTGCCGCCGTTTTGCCTATGAAGTTGACACAAAGACAGGACCATTGCAATTATATATGCAGGAAAGGGCAAAGCTGTGGCGGTCAGATTATGATGTATTGAAAAAAGATGTGTCTGTGGAGTCTTGCAGTGTCCCACAACTTAGCAATGGGGCATATAGAAAGCCCCCATATTTTTATGCTGGTATGCAGCAGAATGAAAGGGCAAGAAACAGATGATAAATACTAGGATGATGTATATGAGACCGGGAAATCTGTTCAAGGACTTTATGATTGAAACAAATAGACAGGTGGTGACAAGTACTGGGAGGGTGGCAAACAGTCATTGTGGTGATGGTTCAAAAACCTTGAAGGGCTGTCTTTCAGAAGCTTCTGATAAGGACAGAACCAAATATAGTCAGGAGGAGCATATTGTTACCCATACCATTGTTCAGGCAGGAGGACCAAAGGCAAAGATAGCAGATAAGCTAGTGCTTGGAGAGAGGACCTTTTATATTGTTGATCTGGATGAGGCAGGGTCCCTTGGCATCTCTACCATTTATTATGCAGAAGAAAGGCGTGATGTAAAATAACCATAGAACAGGCACAGAAAGATATTAATAAGTTAGCAGAGAAGATAGTGGAGAACATCAATCGAAGGATAAAAACAAGAGGAACCAGAGTGGCGAATGTACTTCGCAGCGCGGAGTTAGAGGTATTAAAAGGAAAACGGCATGGAAGGCTGTATCGAAAACCATTTAGCAAGAGAAGGTATCGGGCATCAGCGCCAGAGGAAGCACCAGCAAGACGAACGGGGGCTTTGCGTTTACATTGGACAAAGGGAGTTGCTGAAGGGATAGGTTCCAGAAATGGAAAAAATGAAGTGAGGATCGTTGCTTATCTGGAAAGTGATACGCCTTATTCTGGTATTCTGGAAAAGGGAAGTGAAAAAATAGAGCCAAGGCCCTATGTGGAAAAAATAAAGGAGAAAGCAAAGCCAGAGATTGAGAGTATTATGAAGCAAAGCTATGAATAGGAGGCGATCGTATCGAGCTGGTAAAAGAGCAATTAGAATCTGTATTTGATACCTCTGTATTAAGAGCGGGATATGTGCTTTATGCAAAGCATCATTCATGGGAGGAAGGAAAGACAGGGTTTGTGACATCTGTGACAGAAAAGAAACTTGTCGTACAATATCATCCCGGAATAGGGAATGTCACAAATCATTTTTTTGTTTCAGTCGATGATGTGATCGCTGGAAAGTGGGAGATCCGATGGTCTTCGGATTTGGCCAAGGTATATGAATATAGTATTCCTGCAGATATGGAGCAGGAGGCAGGAGGAAAAGAAGAGGATGACGCTTGAGGAATTGATCTATAAGAGATTTACAGAATCAGAGACACTTGTCTCGCAGCTTGCAGTATATGCAGGAAAGCCTGCTGTATTTCGTCCTGTTTCACCGGAGGGAAATCAGGAGGGATGGGAGGGGAAGACTCAATTCCCTCAGTTAATCTACAACTTTGATTTACAAGCCAATGAGGAGAGAAAGAGTGCAGGCACCTTATCTGTTTCTTTATTATGCCAAAATACCACAGAGATAACGCCAGAGAACATAGAGCCAGAGGTTCGTAAGTGCCTAAAAGATGTATTATTAAAACCAGAACATGGTACACCTTATGCATTTACATGGGCACGGTCGGATGCTTTTGAGATGGAGGAAACAAAAAGTCGTCTGGTAATTGGAATAGAGATAAGGTTCGATATTCTGGAATATCCATCACAAGAAACATTAGATCCAGATCCAGTGATGGCAGTAAATCAATATATAAAAGAAGTATGCCCTGCGTGTATGATTATGGGATATGACCATATGGAAGAAATCACGGAGGCAACAGGAGAGAAGCCAGTTATTTATTGTCGCTTGGCTTCAGTGGAAAAAGCAGAGGAAACAAATACAGTTGCATGGATGGATGGCAGGATTGCCATCCATATTTTATGCCCAGACAGTGGAAGAAGGATGAAGATGGTGGCAGATATTGCAAACCAGATTTCTCTTGTAGGAGAGATCATGATGCTGGATCATTCTCCTATGTTTATCAAGCGTTTGCAGACCAATTACCAATCCGATTATCTGAAGGATGGCCAGATTGTGATAACAGGCCATTTTGGTCTTCTTCGGTATCGGGCAAAGAACCCTATTCCTAGAAAAACAAATATAACCTATATACAGGAGGTAGCAGATGGCAAAAGAAAGCAGTTTAAAGAAGGATGTCGAACACAAAGCAATGGAGAAACAGGAAGTGGGAATGAAGATATCCATAGGAGAGACACAGAAAGGAAAGCAGGCTTCTGTATACACCGTTAAAGAGCTGGCAGAGCAGGCGGATATTTTGTTTGGAACCCGCCCAGAGTGCATTATGACAGCGCTTCGGACAGAGAAAAAGACAGAGTTTACGGTTGATGAAGCAAGGAATCTGGTAAAAAAGTTTTTAAAGAGGGAGGTAAAGTAAGAAGATGGCTGGAACCTATCAGTTAGGAGAGACAAAGGTCCGTCCCGGTACATATTTTCGCATCCAGAAGAAGGGCGAAGATAACAGGGGGATTATGAATGGTGTTACGATTGTGATTTTCAAGGCAGATTTTGGCCCACTTCATACGGTAGTAAAGTTAAATCCAGAGGATGGGTATGAATCCATGTTTGGATCTGGGTTGACAACCGATGCCATCAAAGAGGCATTTGCTGGTGGGGCTCAGACTATACTGGCCTGTCGGCTTGGCAGTGGAGGAGAAGCAGGAAGGATTGTATTAAGAGATACGAATGGAGAAGATACAGTGACAATTACAGCAAAGCATACGGGAGAAAAGGAATTTACTGTCACCATACGAGACAGACTTGCTGATCCCAAAATGAAGGAATGTATCTTTTATACAGGAATAAAGGAGTTTGAGAAAGTAACATTTGCATCAGGGGAAGGAGAGGCAACAGCGCTTGTGGAGGCGTTGGCAGCTTCCAGAAATTTTGATGCCAAGCTGGAAGAGGGCAAGGAAGTAGCGGAATTGGAGTATGTGCTGCAAAGCCAGTTTACCAAGGGAAGCAATCCGCAAGTGACAGTGGAGGATTATTCCAATGCACTGGCAGAAGTGGAGCCCTATGAAGCGAATACCATATGTGTGGATACAGAGGATTGTGAAGTACATATGCTTTTGCAGTCTTTTGTAAATCGTGTCTTTGATGCAGGATCACTGATGCAGGCTGTTGTGGCGGAGAAACACACGGTATATTTGGCAGATAGAAAGGCACATGCAGCCGCATTTAATGATGAAAAGATGAATTATGTGCTCAATGCCCATATAAAGGAGCAGGGAGTGGAAATAGACGGCTATCAGACGGCGGCGCGCATTGCTGGAATGATAGGAGCGGCTGTTTCGAATTCTTCTTTAACCCATACAGTGATTACTGGATTTACAGAGATTTTAGAAAACCTGACTAATACAGAGATGATTTCTGCGGAAAAGAAAGGCTGTCTGGTGTTGAGCTATAACAAGGATAAGCAGGTGTGGATCGATAATGCGATCAATACACTGGTTACATTATCGGATAATCAGGATGCGGGCTGGAAGAAGATCCGAAGAGTAAAAACACGCTTTGAACTAATGCGGCGTATGAATTATGTTTCAGACAGTCTGGTAGGACGAGTGGATAATGATTCCAATGGAAGGAATACCATGATAAGTCAGCTTCAGGCGGTGGGAGATTCCATGAAAGAGGAAGGGAAGCTGATGTATTGTAATGTAACAGAGAGCAGCGAAGGGAAAGCAGATGGAGACAGTGCATGGTTTTATATTGATTTGATTGATAAGTATTCTATG